CCGCCGCTCGCCGCTCAAAATACATTCACAAGGAGGTAAAGAAAAGATGAAACCCTTCATGCCGTTCTTCCATGATACACTATAACATTTTGAAAACGAACATTGCGAACAAAACGAACAAACTTTCATTTTCTCTCAAATTTTTCTATGCCGCCTCCATGAACCTCAGATATTCCATCCGCACGCTATCTGCGGTTGCCTTTCTTCCGAGCTTTGCCGCCACCTGGCTCCAGCTCATCTCCTCGAAGACTCTGTACTTGATGATCCGCTGCATCCTCTGCGGAATGTGGTTCATCCACTGCTCCACTTCCACCTTCAGCCGCTGCGCCTGCTCCCGACGCTCCTCCAGAATCTTCTCCTCGTGCCGCAATCTGGCATCCTCCTCATAAGTGAACGCTGTCCCTGCGATCTTGAAGTGCTGCGGATTGTACGGAAAATCGGGATTGCTCCCGGACACGTTCGTCTGCACGATGGTCTGCCGCTTCTTTTTCAGCCGTCTAATGTCCTTTTCCGTCTCTTTGATCAGCTCGCATGCGTCTATGTACTGCTCCAGAACCTTTTTCTCCATTGGTATCACCTCCCCACTTATGTTCTCTTCCGGTTGTTCTGTCTCTCATTCTGATTTCGACCAATTCCAGATGCGACACGTTCAGGACTTCCCGTACAGCCTTGACCACATTCCAAATCGGTCTCGGCAGGCGGCCGGCATTTCGAATCGCCCTGTCTGCGGTCGGATCACGATATCCTTCACCATTCATTGTTTTTCACCTCATCCAAATTCCAGCTGTCCGTCATCGACGAATTTTGTTTTTTTCAAGCTTAGCTTATCCCCCTGCTGTTTTAACCGATCGACACGTGCCTGCTGTTTCAGGTTTGCCATATAATTATCGTCTACTTCCGGCGGAATCTTCAAAAAATATTCTTCCGGAAGTGACATTCCAGCTTTTTCACATAACTCTGCAATATCTCTCTTGTAAGAAATAATATGATTTCTCGTCAGATTCATATTGCAGCCATCCGGCCAGAACGGATCATTGCAACCGTTTTCGTTGATATGGTTCCAAGTAGCACGTTCATGAGTTAGTTTACTGCAAAGTTCTGTCAACTGTTTTTCTGGTGTATCGTTTTTCATTTTTTCCTTTCAGAAGCCCGGTATACCCTTGCCCCGGCCGGAGGCTGGCTCCTTTCTGCTTATTTCACACCACATCGATACTGACACTGCCTCGTGCAACCTGCACAACATTGCCGTTCGCATGGTTCAATTTCAGCTCCAGATGCAATTGCATCCAACATTCTATTCTTTGCTTCGATCAGCTTGTTACAGCCTGAATCCGTCATATACTGACAGTCGAAAATATTCTTATCGTTTCTCCCCATTGCACATGCTTCGCATCCGATCCGGTCTTTCAGCGTGCATTTTAGGTATCCATCTTGAAAATACTGCACCGGTGCCCGTATGCAATCTTCTATCTCTGATCCCTGATATTTTACGAAGCGTTCACAGTATGACACCGGGTAAAAATTTCCACCTCTACACCAATGTGCCTGTTCGCCGAGAAGATTCCAATTTGACCACTGTATCCGCGGCGAACGTTCAGGGAATTTCTTGTTATAAGGCTCTTCTTTCGCCCTCTTATCATCATAGCATCCGCCCTCCGGACATCTACCACTCCACCAGTACAAGCATTTTTGACACACGCAGCTACCACAATGGGGAAAACTACCGTATCGAGTTTTTAAATACTCGCTCATAGTAACTTGCTGCATCATCGTCTCTTATGCTTCTTGCTCCATTCCGTAAGATATTCTTCCTGCTCCCGGTCCTCTTCCGGATCCTTCGGACGCTCTGGCCGGTTCAGTAACCAGGCAAACAGGCCAACCAACGCACCGCAGAACACAACAATTCCAATCACTGCCATCTTCTCGCCCTTTCCAATAATTCAATTCTTGTTTCGTCCCAGTCATCCAGAAGATACTGGGGAAAATCCAGCTTCTTGTGCCTCTCCAGTTCCCGATCAGCCCGTAGAAGACCGTTCTCTTCCACGATTCTGCGAATGACGGCGTGCCCGACTCCGAACTTTTCCCGCACCGCCTTCTGCGTCATCCCCGCTTTCAGCAGTGCCAGGATCTGCCTTTCTACCTTTTCCGGCGTTTTCTGCATCTTCTCTTCCTTCCCACCGCAGGCACTTGCGGCACCGTGTTTTGGCGCTCACCAGCGTGCCACGGATCATATTTGCCCGCGGGCAGCCGGTGCCTACATACACCGCTGTTCTGCCCACGCTGAGCACATGTTTACAGGTTTCATACTTCTCCATGCTACGCATCCTCCCTGGTTCCGATCTGCATCTGCTTTCTCTGGATATCGCCGATCAGGTTTTTCAATGCTTCCGGCGTCTGCGCTTCCTGCCGTCTCCGCTCCGCCAGCTGCTCGTAGATCATGCGGAAGTTTGCGCGGTCCGCGGAGATGTTCTCCGACATACAGATCTGCTTGAAGCCGAGCCGTTCCACGCACTGCCTGGTGATCGGATCGAAGCTCTCCATTGCGTCCTCAGCTCTGTATAAGCCGTATTTTCGAATTGCTTTCAACACCTGCTCCCATCCTTCACCCCAGTCGAGAACTTCACCGGAAGCGACCCCTGCGGCCGTCTCACGGATATCTGCGATGGATGGAGACCACTTATTTGTGGCAACCCACTGATTCAGCCGCCTCTGCCGTGCGGTATGGGATATCCTGGAGCTGCTGGTACCACAGTTCCATCGCCTGGGTATTCGGGAGCAGGTTCTCCCGGGGATAATAGGTCTTCAGCGCCATTGTGAACAGGGAAAATTCCTGCTTATTCATCCTTATCACCATCTTCCTGGGCGGCCCATTCGGTCGCCATATTGTAAAAATCATCTAACTGCTTCGCTGTATTGTTTCCTGAAGGCTGCTTGACTGTATGCTTGTTCCACGATCCGTCATCATAGTTTCCGTCGATTACCTTAGCCATATTGGCATCCTTGATCATCCAATCAAAGTTGGCTGACCAGTTCCGGTTATTCGCCCCTTTCAGGAACGAGGATGCCTCCGCCTTTTCGAACAGCATCCGGAAGTCATCCATGCTGTACATTTTCAGCCGTGCCCGGATCGCTCGTTTTCTGGCTTCGGAAAGAGAAATAACCTTGGGATAAGAAACGCAGATGGACCGGTAAAGGTCCACAACCTGCTCGCAGGTTACTTTCTCTTTACTCTCTTTATTCTTATCTTTATCTTCTTCTTTATCTTTCTCTTTATCTAGGCTGTTAACGTTGGATTCATGTAAATATTTATGTAAATGTTTACGTGAATCTTCACATGAACTTTCCTCTGTATTTTCTCCCTGCTCACCAGTCAGCAGAAGCTTCTGTTTTCTGCGGTAGTCCCGCTGGTATTCTCTCTGGTACTTCTTCCGAGCCTCCAGCTGCTCCAGATTCTGATGCTTTCCCCAGTTCGGGATGGTAATCACGCCGTCCAGAATCTCAATCATGCCAAACTGCTCGAAGGTCTTAAGTGCCAGCTGCACCGTAGACTCCTTCCGACGGAAGATGGTTGCCAGCATTTTGTCCGTGTAGGCGATTTTATCACTCAGCAGGAACACACCGCTGTTATTCATCTTCCCGGCAAGGCACAGGAGCTTAAACCAGATCACAATAATCGAGTCCGCCTCCGGCAGGCTCTCAATCAACAGAATCTTCTCATCGTCGAAGATATCTGTCGTGATCTTAATCCATTTGATATCCGCCATGTTACTCTCCCCCCTAAATCTCCCTGATTCGTATTCCATACACGGAAAGCATCAGCTTCCGTTTGATGATATAATCTTTCGTCCGGAATCCCTTGGTGTCTTCTACGATCGTAAGGGTATCCCCGTCCGGCAGAATCGTCTTGTATACAAAATCCGCTATGTAGGCACATTCCCGCTCGACGCATCTTCCACGCCCCTTTCTGGTTGTGCTTTCCGGATGCTCATACTGCGCCGGGATCAGCACATATTTGACCTGCCGCCGGATATCCTTTATTTCTCCTGCTTTTTCGAGGAGCAGAAGCTCCTGATACCGCGCCGCCTCCCGCTTGGAGTCGAACACGATACCATTCACTTCCACTTTTCGGCTTCCGTATTTATTCCCGGCATATCTTTTCCACACCATTTCGCACCTGCTTTCTAGTTAAACGGCAGCTCTTCGTCGATGCCATCCGGGAGGCTCATAAAGCCATCCGGGTCCGCCGTCTGCGGTGCCGCTCCGCCGTTTCCAGCACTGGCACTCTTACTTTCTGCAAACTCCTGCTCCTCAACCACTACATCCGTTGTATAGACCTTCTGACCTTCCCGATTGGTATAGCTGCCGGTCTGAATCCGGCCGGTAATTGCGATCTTCGTACCCTGGCGCAGGTATTTCTCTGCAAATTCTGCCGCTTTTCCGAATGCAACACAGCTGATGAAGTCTGCGGTTGCATCGCCGTCTCTGTGAAACCTCCGATCAACAGCCAAACGATACCGTGCAATGGCGGTCTGGTTCTGATTCTGTGCGTATCTCACTTCCGGATCCGCGCACAGGCGGCCCATCAAAATTACTTTATTCATGCTCTATCCTCTCTATTTGCCCCGCACAGCCATTTTCCGGCCGCGCGGGTACCTTTTTTCTTAAGATGCTATTCCGTGGCGTTTAAAACGCCTGTTACATACCTGGCACCGCGCCAGGATAATCCGTGATATCCATCTGCCCCGGAAGGTTTTCTTCCTGCGGTGGGATATTTCTCGGAGCACTCTGCCGGTTCGGTGTTTTCTGCAGGCGGCGCATAGCTTTGTTGTACTGCTCCACAGTCAGATCAGTAATTTTTCCGACCTTGAACGTATCATTGATCTGCGACTCCTGCACGCCGGTTCTTGCCAACTCTCCTTGCAGTCTCCACAGCATCTCACCGTTGATTCTGCTGGTTCGCATATCAGCCGCTGGTGTATTCTCTGTCTGCTGGGTCTGCGGCGGGTTTCCGGCTGTCTGCAAACCATTTACCGTCTTCGCATCCGGATCTGCCATATCAGACGTTGGGATGCAGAATACCTGGAAGCACGCATATTTGTATGCAATCGCCATGGCCTTGTTGGTAGCCTTGTCCCCTGTATCCAATGCTTCTCCCACGAGTGTAGACTCAATGGAGGACCCGTCCTCAGCATAGAACGTAAACTTAATTGTGCAGGTCACATGATACATTACCGTTCCTCTTGCCGTCTGAAGCTCATTTACTTCACGACTCAGGATATTCGGCACGATGACCACCTTGTTCTTTGCCAGTGCCGGATGCAAGGCATTGTACACATCATCAATGCTGCGGAACTTAAATCCCTGCTGCTTATTCTCCTTGTCCTTTCCAACCGCACCGACATCCGCAATTACGCCGGCAATCGAGCGGTAGATCATGGGATATTTCTCTGCTTCTGCCATTATGCCTGTCTCCTTTCGAAGTAGATGCTGAGACTATTCAGTGCCATCTCCGCCTGCTCCAATTCCTCCGGTGTAGCAATGACCTTGTACCACATCGTAACTGTCTGCGGCTGTGGGAATGGAAGATCCTCGCTGTCCTCTGAATCATCGAGAGAAAACGGTACTTCCGGCTCTGACGCTGCCATTGCCGCCGCTTTCAGCGTTTCTTCCGCCTTTTTCCGTTCTTCCTCTCTCGCCTTGGCGATTTCTTCGAGCTTTCTGCGTTCCTCTTCCCGCGCTCTCTCGATTTCGGCCTGCAGGCGCTGCTCCTCTTCCTGCTGACGGCGGATCCGTTCTGCCTCCAACGCCCGCTTTTTGTTATCCTCGTATGTATTGATCCGAGTAAGAGCGGCACCGAGCTCCCGGCTCTTCTGATAGATCTGCAGCGCATCGTCCACAACATCTGACTGCGTGTTTCGGATAATGGCAACCTCAGAAGAAACCTTCTCAATCATCGTCAGAAGCTCTTTTTCGATCTGCTTCAGGCTGGTTGTGGCATTGTCCCACTTTTTCACGTAGATCTCTTTCAGCGGCAGATACTCCGCCCACTCGCCGGCGCATTCTGCATACAGTGTCTCAACATCCGCATGACGTTTCCGGATGCGCTCTGCTTCCATCTCTTTCAGCTGACTGTCAATCAGGCAGATCGGCTCGTCGATGATTTCCAGCAGCTCTTTTACTTTCTCCTCGAAGTCATTGTACGGTACCAGGCACTGCGCCTTGACCTCTTTCCGGCGCTTCTCCACCTCGTCTCTGGTCTTCCGGAGAGACGCAAGCTCCGCCTTGGCGACGCTCTTGGACTCCTCCGTGAATACCGCGCCCTGGTACTCCGCCATCTTTGCAGACAACTGTGCTTTCACATCCTCAAAGTTGCACCGGATCACCGCCGGTTCCTGACTGATCTTAATCTGCAGTTCCTTCATTCTCTTTCTCCTCCTACTTCTTCCATGGCTCTCCCATGATTCCGAGCAATACGCACAGCGTGTTTACAGCAACATCTCCTTCGCGGATCACCATATCGCGGATGATTTCCACGGTTCGCTGGTCCTTTGCTTTCTCCTCATAGTCATCCAACGGCACCAGAATCTTATCTTCATTCACCTTTCTTTTCTCCTTCTTTTTTGTTTTCTTCTACCCGCTGCAATCCCAAGATTGCCGCGATTGTATCAGCGTCTGGAATGTTTTCAGCTTCCATGTAACGGCGTACCGCTTCGATGTAGCAGGTTGCCGCATCTGCCGCGCTTTTCTCTGTGCTTACGTCAATACCAGCATATTCATACTTTTTCATTCTTCTGTCTCCTTGCCTTTGTTAAAGTAATTCCATACGGTCCCCGCACTGCATCCTATTTCGTCCGCAATCTTTTCATAGGACCATCCGGCGTTTCGAAGTGCCGTCATCTTTCCAGTGTCCAGTTTCCTCTTACGGCCCTGTCCTGCAGG